GACATGGGGCTTCGTGTTCCGGCTTCAGTTGCTGGTATGGGTGTTCTTGCTCAATCAGATGCTGCTTCTGGTGCACCATGGTTTGCTCCTGCCGGATTTAATCGCGGTGGTATCTCTCAACTTGGCGGAAACCAAGGACCGAGAGTTCAACGACCAAATGAGAATCTTAACAAGGCAGATCGTGATGATCTTTACCAAGTTAATATTAATCCAATTGCTAACTTCCCGGGTGAAGGACCTGTTGTATTCGGTCAAAAGACCCTTCAACAAACACCTTCCGCTCTAGATCGCATCAACGTTCGTCGTTTGATGGTCTATCTTAAGAAGCGTATTGGGGAAGTTGCCAGAACAGTACTGTTCGACCAGAATGTAAATGCTACTTGGAACCGCTTCAAAGCAGGAGCAGATCCTATCCTTTCAGATGCAAGGTCAAGATTCGGTGTTTCAGAATATAAGCTTATTCTAGATGAGACAACAACTACACCTGATTATCAGGATCGCAACATTATGTATGCTAAGGTTTTCATTAAACCAGCAAAGGCAATAGAGTTTATTGCAATCGATTTCACAATTACCCGTTCGGGAATTGAGTTTTAAACTAGTTATTAAAGATTATAGGAGAAAATAACAATGGCGAATTTTTGGTCAACAAACAATGTGGAACCTAAAAGAAATTTTAGATTTAAAGTACAAATAACAGGACTCACCAAGGCTGGTGCCGATACAGATGTAGTGTGGTGGGCCAAAACTGTAACCACTCCTTCCTTTGACGTTTCGGAAGTAGAGCACAATTATCTAGATAATAAGTTTTATTTTCCCGGTCGTGTATCTTGGAATGAAGTATCTATGACTTTGGTTGATCCAATTTCTGTTGACGCTGTAGCGGTTACAAATCAATTGCTGGTAAACTCCGGATATTCTGTTAAAGCCAATCCAAATAATCTTTCAACAATGTCCAAGAAGAAATCCACGACTGCTGGTATAGAACAAATCACTATTGAAATTCTAGATGCCGAGGGCGCATCGATTGAGACTTGGACACTTAAGCAGCCTTTTATAAAATCTGCTAAGTATGGGGATCTAGATTATTCTTCTGATGATTTAAGAACTGTTGAAATGACTGTTAGATATGATTGGGCCGAATGTGTAACGAAGGCTCCTTCCGGAACACCTGGTACTTTCTTCGAAAAATCATAGTAGGAGCATAAATGACTTTTTGGTCAACAAACACACTTGAGCCACTACGAAAGTTTCGTTTCCAGATTCAAATTGGGAATGACTCTTCTATATGGTGGGCTAAGTCCGTCACACAACCATCTCCGGATGTTTCAATGTCCGAGTATCAACTTATCAACCACAAGATCAAGTATCCCGGTATTGTAACCTGGAACGACATTGATATTGTTATGGTTGACGTTGGAGGCAAAGGACAACAATTCTATAGTGAATTAACCGGCTCCGGATACAATCCCAGTGGCGGTACAGACGGAATGATAAAAGAACAATATAAGAAAGAGGTTTTTAGTATTCAGAAATTAAAAGCAGACGGGACTCCCGCCGAAACTTGGACACTTATCAATCCATTCATAAAATCAATAAAGTATTCAGATTTAGATTATTCTTCCGACGATTTGGTAGAAGTAAGCATAACAGTTGCATACGACTCGGCAACATTAACTTAAGAGGTATAAATGAGCAGAAATAAAGATAGACTCGGAGGTCATACTCCACAACACACAGATACTCCACAACAACCGGTAGAAAAAGCTTTTGATCCATTAAGCTTTGTCGCACCAACAGAATTTGTTGACCTACCATCAAAGGGAAATTATCCAGAAGCCCATCCGCTTCATGGACAAGAAGTTATTGAGATGCGTTTTATGACAGCAAAAGAGGAAGATATCCTATCTTCACAAACTCTTCTTAAGAAAGGACTTGCAATAGAAAGAATGCTTGATTCACTTATTATAAACAAATCAATCAAAGCACAAGATCTTTTGATTGGAGACAGAAATGCTTTAATCATTGCATCCCGTATTTCCGGATATGGAGCAAACTATAAGACACAACTGGCTTGTCCTTCGTGTGGAGATAGAACTGCTTTTGATTTTGATTTAACAAAACAAAATATTCATGAATCCCAAGAGAATGAAGAATTGGGTTTGACAAAGCTAGATAATGGAAATTTTACATGTAAGATGCCCTACTCAAAATTTAATATTGAGTTTAGATTGTTGGACGGTAAGGATGAACAATATCTAACCAAACTAATGTCGGACAAGAAGAAGAGAAAAATGATGGAGACAACTTTGACCGATCAGTTCAAACTTATGATTGTATCAATTGAAGGCCACAGTGATAGTTCTATTATATCAAAATATGTTAACAATATGCCGACTTTGGACTCCACACAGCTTCGTGCCTGTTATAAGATAGCAGCACCCGATGTAAAAGTTAAAGACAATTTTGAGTGTGATTCTTGTGGATTCCAGCAAGAAATGGAGGTTCCGTTTAATACGGACTTTTTTTGGCCTAACCGATAAATATTCCGAAGCTCTTTATGAACAAATATTTGTAATGAAGCATTTTGGAGGATGGTCTTTCACGGAGATTTATAATCTCCCAATCGGTCTTCGTAATTGGTTTTGCGAGAGAATGCGGAAGCAGTTTGAAGAAGAAAAGAAAGAAATGGAAAAAGCAAACAAGAAAAGAAGATAATGCCCTAACGGGCATTTTTTTATGCAAACTAATTAGAATAAGGAGATATGTATATGCTTGTTATTGATTTGGAAAGAGCCAAGGTTACTCTTAATGAGACTTGGAATGAAATGTTGGGTTCTTGGACAAAAACCTTGCTTAGATATATGTATGGAGATGATGTGAGTGTTGTTGCGAATCTTAACGAAGAAGAGCAGACAACAACAAAGTTTAAAATCAAAGGAAAATACCAGGATATTAAAAGCTACGCCATCGCGGTTGCTTCAGAAAAAGAATTTCTTGATGCATTTAAAGAGTTTGGTGAAGGACATCCGCAAACAATGGCAAAAAGACAAGAACTTAGAAATAGCGTAGCAGATTTTGAAAGAACAACCGGTCTCAAGTGGCCATTCAAAGACGAGGATTAAATGAATGGCAAAAAGCAAATTAACAGACATAAGTGAAGCAAATGCTAAAATTGATGAACTAGTCGCAGTAAAGCAAGCGAGAATAGATGCTGAATCTAAAGAAGAAGAACAATTAGAACTTCGCAAACAACGGCTTGAAATCACTATTGCTCAAAATAAAGCACTTGGTGAAACCTATAAAGCAAAACAAAATGAATTAGCACTTCTAGAAGTGTTAAAAGATATGCAAGGAGACGCATTTCAGAGCACAAAAGATATGCAAGATCTTGAGGGGCAAATTGCCCGGGAAAAAGACGCAGCGAAACAAAAGGAACTTCAGAGTCGACTTGAAAATTTGAAACTACTTGCTTCTGAAAATGATGAACTTAAAGCATTGGCAAAAGAATTAATCAAAAACACCGAAGGAACAGATAAGCTCACAAAAGCACAAGAAGAAGCTAAGGAATCTTTTGATAATACCTTTGGAGGTCTTGCTCTCAAAGTTGGGCTTAATTCGAGAGCTTTTAATAAATTTTCTGATGGTATAACAAAGTTTCAAGAACTTGCAAAGAAAAACCCGAAACAAATGAAGGAATCGTTTAAAGAAACATTTAGCATGCAAAAAATGGGTGGAGCAATTCTAGCCCAGATGATTGAGGCTAGTTTGGAGTTGGCTTCTGCTACAGATAAAGCGTCAGCAGCCTTTGCCGCCAATACAGGTGCTGGTCGTATAATGACAGAGCAAATCGCGGATGTGGGTGGTCAATTTAGGAACATTGGCTTAGATGCAGAAAAGGCCGGTCAAGCAGCACAAGATCTCTACAATAATTTCACAGGATTTATGACTGTAGGCAAAGAAGCCCAGAAAGAGTTAATGACAACCGTTGCTTCCCTAGGGAAACTTGGGATCGATGGGGCAACAGCCTCAAAGACACTTACATTATTCAACAAAAATATGGGAATGTCTTTAAAGCAATCTCAAAAATTAACAAAACAACTCGCTATGATGGGCACAGGAATCGGGATCTCGTCTTCTCAAATGGTTAAAGGCTTCGCAGAATCGGCAAAGTCATTGGCTGTTTACGGAAAAGACGCAGTTAAAGTATTTGCTGATCTTGCTGCACAAGCAAAAGCAGCGAATGTTGAAACCTCAACTTTATTGGGTATAGCAGAGAAATTTGATACCTTTGAAGGAGCAGCCAGTGCCGCAGGCAAGTTGAACTCCATCTTGGGCTCTCAAATGTCTGCTACGGATATGTTAACAATGAGTGAAAATGAGAGAATTGAAACTTTAATACGTTCAGTACAAGCACAAGGAGTTGCATTTAAAGATTTAGATAAATATTCACAAAAAGCAATCGGAGCAGCAGCAGGAATAAATGATATGGCTGAAGCTCAGAGAATTTTTGGTATGTCTGTTTCTGATTATCGTAAGGGACTAAAAGCAGACCCAAAAGAAGAAAAATTTCAGCAATCCCTCAAAGACACTATGGATATAATGGAAAAACTTAAAAGAATTGGTCAGCAGTTTGCAGTTTCTTTAGCACCTGTTTTGGATGGTTTGGCTACGTTTTTTCAATTGATTTTAGACCTGAATAAAGAAATGGACGGCTACTTAATTCCTATATTGGGAACAATGCTTGGTTTACTAATAATTGTTCCAAAAATTGCTGGTGTGTTTACCACATTCATGGCTTTATTTGCCACGACAGCGCCTGCCGCTGGTGCAGGTGCCGTATCTCTAGGGGCGGGTTTGGCGACAGCAGCCAGTGGGATTTTAGCAGGCGCTCCAGCATTATTCATTCTAGCAGGAGCCTTGTTTGTGCTTTTTGCAGGTCTTGCTTTATTGTCCGCCGGACAGGGCGGGGAAACTGGTGGCTTACAAATATTTGGGATGTTATCAGGCGTTGCTGCTGGGATCATTGCTTTGGCGTTAGGTATGTTAATATTTGCTAGTCCAATTGCTTTGGCTGCGATGTCTATGGCCAGTTTATCTTTGATGGCTTTGGCTTTAGGCGTTGGTTCTTTGGCTCTTGCAGTCGCAATTTTTGATGTAGATAAATTAAATGGTATTGTTGCAATGACTGATAATTTAAAAGCATTGGGAGACGGACCTTCTCAAATAGGTCTTTCTATTGCTACCTCCTTTGTAGAAGATTTATCAAGCGTAGATGCCGAAGTAAAAGCGCTTATTGGAGATATTGCACTTATTGCAACCGGCAAGACAACACAAAGCTTAACTCAAAACTCAACTGCTTATAGTTTTGAACAATTCTCTGCTAATTTCGAAAATGTTTTCAAACCACAAGTAACAGTTAATATCGGAAATGAAGAGTTTAAAGGCTTTGTGATTGATACACAAGCGGAGGGCAGTAGATAATGCAGACACTTAATTTATCAGATGGAAAAACAATATCAGGCTATGTTGGTGCAACAAATGCCCAACTACAAATATTGAGTGTTCCAACACAATTTTTGCTTATGTTTCCTGCTTTTTTAAGCGATTTCTCGCAAACGTTTGACGCAAATTGGAATACAGAAGAAGTATTTGGAAGAATGGATCCAATAGCAACATATCAAGGCACCAAAAGAACAATGTCTCTCGGATTTGATTTGCCGGCGGGATCATTAGGGGAAGCGAAGAAAAATCTCAAAGGGTGTTCGGAACTTGTGAAGATGGTTTATCCTATATACAATAATCAAAACATCTTGG